CGCCCATGAGCAGTATACGATTGCCATTATTGCCTCCGATTACGCCAAACTGAATAGTTCTGTGCCGAAGTCGAGTTTGAACGTGTCGCCACTTGCGAGCGTGACTTCCGAGCCGTAGTCGTACCAGCAGATTAACTCGTCGTTAGCGGCGGTGTCGTTGTAGATGATCACATAGCGGAACGCTGGCACTGCGCCACTTGCAGTCAGGGTCTTGTCCGCAACCACCAACTTGTACGTGCCGGAAGTCTGACTTGAGCTTGATACCGACAGCGAGAGATCGCCCAAGTTGGTCGCGACAATAGTGGTGATGTCTGCTAACTTCACATGAGCCGATGCAGATGGGGCGTTGGAAGCGTTGGAAAACGCGACCTTGAGTGTGTCGCTTGCGAGATTGTGTTTCTTCTCTGCAAGGTCTTCTACGAAGCATTGAAATTTGTTGTATGTTGCCATTTGTTATTCTCCTATAGGTTGAATGTTTGAATTGATAACGAAGGTCATAGTGCCCTCCGATAGCTTCCGAACCTGATCACCTGTTTCGGGTACATCTCCGATAACCGCCCCATTGTGCCAGTCCAGGGATCGGCAATGATCACATCCGATGTCGTCACCCCGATGCCCAAAACCCAGTGCATCTCGATCAGCGGGGTGCTATCGTCAAAGTCCACGAACATAATCGGGAGCGTGCCTCCTAATATCGCTTCTCTGATTTGTACCGTGGTGGGATTGTAGACGAACCCGTCGAACCGCATTTCAGGGTAAAGCCTCCCGATCGCCGCCCACAAAAACAGGTTTCCATCAAGATAGCCTTCGTTTGCGGTCAGCCAGTCATTCAACTGGAGCGGATTGCTTGCGTGCCCGAAATGGTTGCATACCATAGAAGCGCAGGTCATCAGGCATCCGTGTGCGCCGATAGTGCTGCGCGTGCCAAGCGGGTGGTCTTTCCACCTCACGTCACGTTGTGAGTAGACCGCGCCGTAATAGGCGTAATTGCCGCTCATGGGTGGTGGTAGCGGCAAGTTGTCAACTCGCTGCATCCACGTGGCAGAAGACCACGCTTCCGGTGCAACGCGCCACCAGCCGGTCGAGTGCGTTTCGTACACCGGCACGATTGCCTGAGATTGCAGCCAGTCCGCTTCAGGGCGTACCAACCCAGCCGGAGTATAGCGTGTGCGTAAGCGGTTAGGCGGCGTGGTGACTACGCGAGCATCGAATAGTTTGTCCTCTGTCGGTGGCTCAGGCGGCGGCTCTGGAATTGGCAAGTCACCAACCCACTCCGCAAAGTCCGCATCGTCCCCATTGAAACGGTTGGTGTCCAAGTTGCCCGCGTAACCAGGAAGTCGTCCTGAACTCGTGAACTGCCACAGCCACCAACTATCCCAGCCCGTCGGAATAAGCGGGTAGGGGTTGGTGGTGTAATGCGCGACCCACAACTTGCGGTCTGTCAAATATACGCCGCCCATAATCGTTGCCCACGCGCCCTTGCTGGTATAGATGCCCATGTCAGGCTGTTCTTCGGCATATATCAATACTTGATCTCGATAAAGCCGCGTGCCTTCGCGCGTGTCTTCCACGTCAATCCAGCAGCCGAGCTGCATGTCCTTCAAGCCGACTGCCACGTTAAACGCGTCCGCCTGCGCTTGTATAGACTGGTTGCCGATAATGTAATGGTACGCCCCGCATGGCACGCCCCTTGCGGTAAATTCGGCGTAATGCCGGTCGAACGCGGTGTCCTTCCAGATGCCATAGCATGCGCGAAGTATCACGCCGCTCACGTTGGCAGCGAGTAGATCGTAGTTGATCAGTGCCGGATCTTGGTAGAAACTAATGTCGATGATAGGTTTCATAGCCAGTAGCCCCAAATCTGAAGGAACACATCCATTGTGCCCGTGCCGCTTGCGGCAATCTGATAGTAAATATCGCCATTAGCATCGCAAGGCACAATCAACAAGTGTCGACCATAGCGGTCATTGACGTAATCACAGTTGACGCCCATGCCAGCGTCACCGGTACTCACAGGCGACAATCTGAAATAGCAGTCGGTCGTCTGACTGGCGCTATCTCTTACGGCAACCCACACCAGCACCGCCTTTATCCCAGCCGGAACGCCGAAGACCTCCGACAAATCAATCTTGGTCTTTGCCGTTGTGCTGAATGCGTCACCATCCCAACTGGTAGAAGTTAGGGGGGTTTTAAGCGCAACGAACTTGCCATTTTCCTGCACCCTCAACCGCTCGACTTCGCGTTCCAGTTGTTGCAGCCGTGAGAGCATCTTCTCGTTTATATCGCTCACAATTCGCCTCTCAACTTGACGTCAATTTGTTCGCCGCCGTATTGATCCACCTTCACCCGGACTGCTGTAACATGGCAGTCAACGGAATAGCCAAATGCCTCCGCAGTAAGAACATCGCCGAAGCCATAATGAATACCGTACATCATGCCCGGCGTGTCAAGCATCGTGCCAGTAAGGACTTGTCTCGGTCTGAACTCGTCCAGTGCCGCATCGCCATCCGCCTCAAGCGCAGCGGTGGTGGAGTCATCCCGGCTGTCCTTGAAATACTCGCGCCGATTCCACTTGCTTGCACCGATGCGCGTGGCATTCGTGCGTGTCACCCACACACGCGCTGCGTCTTCCCCTTGCCCGGCAACCAGCACACAGTTCCGTTCTTCCGCGTGGTACGTGCCAAACGTTGCCTGACTCAAGTTGCCGTATTGCTTGCCGACCAAGCGCGGATCACCAGACGCTCTTCCGTGATTTTGTCCTCTTTGCCCGGTGTATGTGCGAAACTCAAACACGCCCGGCGCAGTCCTTACCACGTCAAAGCCAAGCCAAACGTCATTCTTTTCGCTTGCCACTTCTGCGATTTCTTGCAGCACAGTCAGCACGTCCCGATAAGCGAATGCCTTTGTGATCGCCGTTCCGCCTGCGCTCAAGTCCGGCGCGCAAGTCAACTTTGTTCGTGTCGTGCCAGCCGTAGCCCCCAACTCGTTTTCAACGATCGTCTTCATCATGTCATCTGGATAGTCGGTCATCTCACCGGCCGCGCTTCCCGCATACGCCCAAACGATTGCCGTATCCAGCAGCCAGTTCGCGTCAAAGGCGGTCAGCCTTATGTACTCCGCGCCTTCCTCATCCGTCCAGAATTCCCAGTCTTGCAGAAAATATGCGGTCTCGTTCTGTAGCTCCAGCACGCCGCCCTTCTCGCGCCATACCTCGAAGATATCGCCGACCGCGAACTGATCGTACTGCATCAGGTTTCTTGGCAGATTGATAACCAGCGATCCGATAGCGTTTTGCGTCTTAACATATTCCAGACTCGTAAAAGACTGGATAACCCCTTTGCGTACTCCTTCGTGCGTGTACCAAACAGCTTCGTATCTCATTGCAGTAGCGCTCCATCAATGCCCCAGAACTTCGGCGTCCAGTGCATGAAGGCGTTTGTGTTCGCGTCCGTGTCTGTCATGAATAAGGATAAGGCATTGCCGCCCGGCTTCAAGTAGAAGTCGCCATAATCGCTCCCGGGAACGACATAGCGCATCAAGTTGCCCCTGCCTTCCCAGCTGCCTTTGAATTGCAAGTTAAGTGGGTCAAAGCTTAGGTTTATCCACTCGCCCGCCCGCAGCGTCAGCCCGTCAAACATCACCGACTTGCCGGTCGTGTAATTTGTGATAGCCTTAAGCGTGCCCGGTCCGTGAATCTGTATGAACGGATATGTGTTCGCGCTTGCGCTTGTTACGTTAAGGTTCAACGCGACAAGTCCGGTTTTTGCGTTTTCACCGGACGAACCAGCGGTTGAGAATGCTCCGCCGATATACAAAGAGCCGTCTGAAGCGGGAAGGATTGAACTAACATAACCAGTCCCCGGAAGATCAATATCCAACGGCTGCCACGCCCCGTTAGACCAAACCGCAACACGGTCTGTAAGAGTTAGTCCACCAGCAATGATAAAGGCGCCTAATGCATAGAGTTTACCTGCACTTTCAAAAAGGCCATAAACTGTGTTATTTGTCCCCGTGCCCAATGACTCCCATCTGCTGCCAGTCCACTTTGCAATATTGTCGGCGTTAGCGATTCCGCCTGCATTTATAAAATCGCCACCAATATATAAGTTACCTTGTTTATCGAAAGCGAGCGCCCTGACCTCCGCGCCAATATCTGTATTAGTGCCAACAGCCGAAAATGCCGTTCCATTCCATTTACATAAATAGGGATATCCGGCGTCAGTAAATCCACCGCCGATATACAATTCTCCATTGGGCGCAAAAGCAAATGCATATACGTGATTGTTTAGCCCCGTAGACAAAGCAGACCATGTTGTGCCGTCCCAGCGCGCTATGTTAGTTGTGTTTGCCACACCGCCGACACTGCTTATCTTTCCTGCAATATATACATAAGATGTGGGGTTCGCTTTAGTGCCTGTCGAAATTGCCACAGATGTAACACCGGGATCTGCTGCTACCTCGACGCCGGTTCCAAGCGCTTGCGCCGTAGGCGCGCCGTACAGGCCTGTTATCTTCGCGATGCTATTTGTAGTTACCGCGCCAATTGCGGTAAAATACCCGCCTATATATAAATCTCCATTTGCGTCAAACGTCATACATCTAACTACGCCATTTATCCCCGCTATTACCGCTTCCCATGCTTCTGTCACTGGATTCCAGCGTGCCAGATAATCTGCGTTTGCTATACCACCGGCGTTAGTAAAATTGCCAGCAGCGTAAATCTTTCCATCAGGACTTTCTGCTAATCTATACACTATCCCATTCAGCCCCGTAATCAGACTCGCATACGCACTGCCAGTCCACTTGCACCAATTTCCGTTAGCATCTCGTTTGACAATATATTCAGCCGGGAAGTTAGCGTACAAGTCAAGCTCTTTGCCCTCGTTGTACGCGCCTTGTAGAAGCCCGCTGGGGATGGTAAAATTCAAAATATCTTTCTGAAACACCGGCGTATCTGGTGTGTCTGGATGGCTCGGCTGAAATACGCAAACTATATCAACCGGCTCAGTTGCTTCATTGCCGATCGCGTCAAACCCCTGATAGCGGATAATGCGCTGCTCGTGCCCGCGCCATGTACCGGGCATGTTAATGCCAAATTGTTCTCTCACGGGCAGGTTGCTTAGCAGATCGGGGCGTAATGCGTCAAGAATAACCTTTCTGTTCGCCTGCAATTCGCCCTGATTGTCGCCCGAATAAGCAAGGATCATGCTGATATTTCGGCTTTTGCGGATATGGGTTTGATACAAATCCCCACCATTAGTCATCTTGGTCATGATCTGATTCCAATCGCCCATGCCAAGCCCGTGCACCGACAATACCTTCGCATAGTCGTTTATACACAGCAATTCCCCGCCCAAACCGGTATTAGCTGAACGCGCGGATGTTGAATTGCGAATTGCTCCCGTCCAATGGCAGCCTGGCGAATAACCATCAAAGAACGTGCTTGCCTTAGAATCCTGCTCAAATTGGCAGCCATCCACGTAGAACGGCTCAGTGCTGGCAACAGCGTCTCTAACCACATAAGCTCTATAATCAGTAGCGGTAACTGTTGGAGTATAGCTCACTTCAACCCTCTGCCAATAACCGGTAGCTGTGAATTGTTTAGTTGCTTTAATCGTGGTTGTTTGGCGGATCTGAATGCGCATGGCTTGCCCCGCAACGCCTTTGACATAGCAAGAAAAAGTATAAGG